TGATGGTATATCAGTAGTTTTGGGGGAATAATGAAGCGTACAACGTCAGTATTAGGGGAAGTTTTCAAGGAAAGAATCCATCAGGAGAAGAAATGGGGCCAGCAGGATCATATGCCTTTTGTTTGGATCACTATTTTGGGAGAGGAATACGGAGAGGTTTGTAGGGGGGCGCTAGAAGCTGAATTCGGATCTCAGGACCTTGCTAATTATCGAGAGGAGTTGATTCATACTGCCGCTGTAGCGGTAGCGGCTATAGAGTGTTTGGATCGAAATTCTATAAAAAGCGCGGAAACCATTGAAAACATTGAAGAAAAATGAATTGTTCCACGTGGAACAATCGCGTGAGGGAAGAATGATGAATAAAATTAACCAAAATAGGGAGAAATTGCACAGGGCTTGGATCAGAAAGCAAAACGAAAGATACCCTGAGCAGCGAGAAGGGGATAAGATTTATTGTGGAATCTGTAAATGTGAAGGGAATCAGGAGTGCGGGCATTTGCCTTTATCCAAAGAAGGTTGTGTGATGATAGAAGAAGATTTTATGTGTCCTTGCTGTTTTGAGGAGCCGAATAGTATGGGGGACCAGGAATACGATGAAATGACGGGTCAATCAACAATGAATTTTGAGAATTTAACGGAAGGAGGTAATATGGTGTAGGGAATTAGAAATATCTGCGTTTAGTTACAAACTAGTCCGGGGGCCGGAAACGGTCCCCGGACAAAAGAAAGAAGGGAATTATGAAACAAGACGATAAGAGTTTATTGGATACTCAGATCAAGAAGTATAATCAGCTTATCCAGGATGAGAAGGCTGTGATAGCTGATTTGAAGGAAGATATAAAAATTAAAGAAAATACGATCTCTAATATTGAGGCCGAGATAGGCAGTCGTAAGGTAAATATCCATACGGCTGAGTTGATGATTAGGATAATACAGAAGGCGGCGAATAGTAAATGAGGTTGGTTGCGTTAATGCTGCTTCTTCTTAGTGCTTGTTCTTGCACGAAGACCGTGAAGGTTGAGATCGTGGTGTTAGGGGATCTCGTTGTGGAATCAAACATAATAGAAGGTGAAAAAGATGAATGATGCTGGTGAAGTAAAAGAAATGTTGGCTCAGAGAGCTGAGGAAGTTTGTAGATACCTTTTCCCTACCGGGCAGAAAATAGGGAAGGATTGGGCTATAGGAGACGTACACGGAGCTGACGGCAAGAGCTTGAAAATATGCCTTGAAGGAAATAGGGCTGGCTGGTGGTGTGATTTCGCTGATGGTCCTGAATTCAGGGGGCGGAATCTCTTGCAGTTATGGACCAAAGTGAGAGGGGATAACTTCAAACAGGCCATTAAGGAGGCAAAGGATTTCTTAGGGATAAAAGATAACTGGCAGCGTCAAACAGCCGCGCCTCCTCAGCGCATAGCCAAAGAGGTCCAGAAGAAGGAAATGGATCTTACCAATGAATATATCCCGTTAAACTATACGCATAGCGGCCCGGTTGAACATTGGTTGATGCAAGAGCGCCGGATCCCTGCTGAAATCCTTACTAAATATGGCGTAGGTAAAACAAAAGACGATAAATACGCGGCTTTTCCGAGTTTTAGCGCTGAGGGAGTATTGGAGAGTATTAAATTCCGGCATATCGAGGATAAGAAAAAGATGTTTGTGAAATCTAACGGAAAGAAGCTGCTTTTTGGAATACAGGCAGTTGATCCGAAGGATGGTGTTCTATTTGTGACAGAGGGAGAGATAGACGCTTTGACTTTGGCGGCTTATAACCAGCCAGCCGTGTCCGTTCCTTTTGGAGCAAAGTGGCCTAACGCTGACGGCCAAGATCCTAATGATGAATGGATCCTTCACGATTTCGATTGGTTGGAGGATTTCGCTGAGATATTCCTGGCGCTTGATGTTGATGAGCCAGGCAAACGTGCTATGGAATCATTAGTGCCGCGCTTCCGCCGGGAGCGTTGCCGTTTGTTTATCCCGCCGCGAGGCTGCAAGGATCCTAATGAGTGTCTTCTTGCAGGAGTCCCTGAAGATGAGATATGGAGCGCTGTGGAAGAAGCTCAGCATTATGATCCAGCGGAATTGAAACGGCCGTCTGATTACCGAGCTGAAGTATGGGAACAGTTTTATCCTACCAGCGGCAAGGAACCTGGAGAGGTCCCGCCGTGGTCAATGCCGTTCTGTTTCAGGCCGGGTGAGGTAACGGTTTGGCAGGGATATACAGCACACGGTAAAACGGTTGGTTTAACTTATTGTCTGTGTCATTTCGCTTCTATGGGTGTCAAGAGTTGTGACGCTTCAATGGAGATACCGGCAAGGCGCACTATCCAGAATATAATCCGTCAGGTCTTGGCGAAACGAAAGCCTTGTGATGAGAATGAGCTTGATGAGGCTCTGAAGTGGCTGGATGATCGTTTCTGGATTTATGATTGCTTAGGAGAGGCAACTACAAAATCATTATTAGAGTGTTTTTCTTACGCTTCCAGAAAGTATGGAGTTAAGCATTTTGTTATTGATAGTCTGATGAAGCTGGACGTAGATGAAGAAGATAATGAATCGCAAAAGGAATTCTTGAATAAGTTATGTCGTTTCGCTGTTGAGCATAAGGCTCACGTTCATATTGTGGCTCATAGCAAGAAGCCTGATGCTCGTCACCCTGAAAAAAAGAATTGGCCCACAAAGTATGGTGTTCGCGGATCTGCTCATATTGTAGATTTGGCGCACAATGTAGTTTGTATGTGGAGGAATAAACAGAAGGAGGAAGAAGTCAGGGCCGCTTATGAAACACGGGAAGGTGACAATCTGGATAGTGAGCTTGCTGAGCTAGAAAAGGTTAATGATGCTTTGTTTATAGTTCAGAAGCAGCGTGGAGGAGACGGAGATGAGCCTGTTAAGCGCTTATGGTTCGATCAACACGAAAGTTGGCACTATAGGCAGGAACAGGAGCGTAATGATCTTCCTCACGTATTTATGAGAGGGCCATTGGGAGTGGAGGTTTATGAATATGAGAAAAAGAAGACACCACAACAAGACCGCTTACCGTTCAACGCGGAGAGGGCGCCGGAGTTACGAGATTAAGAAGTTGGCAAAAAAGTTAGGTCTAAAATACGAGGAGCGTAAAGCGTGAGAAGTTACGGAGGGGCAAGAGAATATTATTATAAGATCCTTGATAGAATTATTATCGGGATTGCGTTATTTGTTTTCTTGTCTCTCTGCGCCCTGGCTGGTTGCTACTGCGGCAAATATCAAGAGGCTGAGTATAAAAGGAAGCTGGAAGAAGTTGAAATATATACGAGGCTCTGGACCGCTGAAGATGTAGGAATTGAAAAGGAGTATTTTGATGATACTAAGAAACATTAATTATTGGACCTGGAAGAAGTTGGTACTATCTCCGTTCATAGTTGTTGGATTGTTTTTGTTGGCCGTAGTTTTTGTCGTGTTTGAAACTATACTCTTGCTTTATAGGGTTAAAAATCCAGAAGGGACAATTAATATATGAGTGATTATGTAATCGGTATTATCTTTGATAGCCAGTTGGAGAAGGTTGCTCTTATCACGGATGATGAGTCTTCTGAGCATAAAGGTAAGTTTGGATTTGTAGGTGGTGAGATCTTATTCAATGAAGATTGGTACACTTCTATAGCCCGTCACGTTATGGGAGATTTAGGGATCTGGATAGATCAGGATATTTGGGTCCCGGCTGGTGGTGTGGTGAATAAGGGGTCCAGCGTTATAGTATTAGCTGCTGCAAGTGACCAAATAAATAAGGCTGAGCATCTTCCTGAAGACAGAGAATTAATGATTGCACCATTAGATGATTTGCCTGATAATATTATCCGGAACGTCCCGGAGCTTATCGGTCAGGCTCTTAGTGCAATCCAGTACGCTCAGGAGCAAGGTAATATACGAGGAGAGGTGTTATGAAGATTAAGGAGCGGCTGAAAAAGGAGGCTCAAGCCAAAAGAGCAAAGGCTAAGCTGGATGAGGCTTTTATTCAGCTCCAGCGAGAAGAAGCAGAACGCGGGCTAACGATCTACTTCTTGGAGATAGGCCCGCTTACGTCTCACAGGACACGGCCAACTGTATTAGTTTTGGATTATGCCCGCAAGATTCCTGCCGTGGGAGATCTTCTTGTGTGCGAACATTCTGAAACACCGTGTATTGGTGTTGTCCGGAAGTCTCGCGGAAACAAAAGGGAAGTTGAGTGGGACGCTGATTTTACTCCGGCCGTCCTTTTTGCTCCAGTTAAGATAAGGCTTGCTAAAGACAATGAGTAAATTTGTTCCTACAGAACACCCGATATTGAAAATACCTACTCCGGAACAGATGCAGGAAATGGGCCTAGAGCGCTGGATCCAGTTGATGAAGGATCGTGAGCTGTATATTCAGCGCGAGAGGGATGATCCTTTCCGTTATGGGTGGGAGCCGCCTATTTGGCGTATATGTGACACTTTCCTGGGATTTGATTGGGTTGATCCTGATGAGAGTAAGAAGTTGAGAAAGTTTCTTGAGAAGGATATGCTTAGCAAGTTTGAACAATGGAAAGTCCAGTTGCTACTTATTCAGGGGGGAAACCGAGGAAGCAAGAGTGAGTATGCCGCTAAGAGAGTAATGAAAACTTTGTTAGGTAAGAAGGAAGCAAGGGCTTGGTGTTTCCATACGAATAATCCGAATAGCGTGGAATATCAGCAGCCGCTTCTATGGAGATATTTGCCTAAAGAGTTGCGGCGTAAGATAAAATCAGAAGTAGGATACATTTCTTATAATCAGAAGTATGGATTTAGTGATAATAAATTTGTTTTGCCTAATGGTTCTGAATGTATATTCAGAAATTACGAGCAGGATATGGACACAATAGAAGGTGGTGAAGTTGATATTATATGGTTTGATGAGTTGGTCCCGCCTGATTGGGTTGACACGGCCCGGCTGCGAATTGCTACACGTCACGGCCGTATTATTATTACCTTCACGCCGGTTAAGGGATATACTCAGACTGTCAAGATGTTTGTAGACGGCGCTCAGCCGGTTATTGAAAACCCTGCTTTCCTTTGTCCTAAAGACGGCGCTGCTCCTTTGGAAGATCTGGCGCTTAATCTTGAAAATTGCGATTCTTGGTCCAGCGGCTCAAGAGAGATCCCTGAGATCCCGGCCGGTCGCGTTATCGAGAACGTCCCTCGCGTTATCCAGCCGCCGGAACCAAATGCGAGAGTTGTCTATTTTCATAGTTCAGACAATCCTTATGGTAATCCTTCTCAGGTGTTGGATCTTATTAGGGGAAAATCAACGGCCTTCATAAAAGAACGCTTTTACGGAATTGCTGATAAAACAATGTCCAGCCGCTTCCCTAAATTCAAAATGAAGGTCCACGTGGTAAAGCCTGAAGATATACCCGAAAATGGAACAAATTATCATTTTGTAGACCCTGCCAGCGGAAGAAACTTCTTTATGAGCTGGTTTCGTGTAACTCCTGAAGGAATTTTCTTGTATAGAGAGTGGCCTGGGAATTATTATATACCGGAACAAGGAGTACCGGGACCGTGGGCGCTCCCGGATGGAAAGAAGCCAGACGGCAAGAAAGGGCCAGCTCAGGATCCTTTTGGTTTTGGTTTATTACAGTACAAGAATGAAATAGCCAGACTTGAAGGATGGAAGGACGCAAAGAAGGAAAAGAAGCAGGACCAAAATAAGTCCGATTTCGTAAAGAGCTGGACTGAGGCTGCTGGCTCAGATGAGAAGATCTTTGAAAGGTTTATGGATAGTCGTTTTGCGAGTGCGCCGAAACTGGAGCGGGATCGGCCAACTTCCCTATTGGAGAAGTTTGCTGAGATACACTTAGACTTCAATACAACACCTGGCAACGATATTAATGAGGGCGTCCAGATGATAACGGATGCTCTGGATTATGATGAAGAAAGAGATATTGATTTCTTTAATAAGCCTAATTTTTATGTCAGCAGCGAATGTAAAAACACTATATATGCTATTCAGAATTGGACCGGCCTTGATGGGACTCGCGGGGCTTGTAAGGATCCAATAGACAATTTGAGGTATTTCTTTTTAGCGGATTGTGGGTTTATTGAGAGCCAGACTTTTGAAAGTTATGGAGGGGGGCATTATTAAATTTCCTACAGCTAAGCTGGCTTTGAGTATCGCGATAACAACTAGAAGATCCCGGCCTGAGCCGGATGATTTGGCGTTGAAGCAGATAGAGGAATTAGTCGAAGCAGTAAAGATTCTCGAAAGAGAGGAGGAGAAGTACGTTGGTAAAAATTCCTGATAAACTCTTATTGAGGCGTTCTGAAGTTATAGAATGTTTAGGAGTGGACCGTAGGGCGCTTACTAAAATGGTGAGTGCTGGCCTTCTGGAGCGAATATATGTCGGGGACGGAACGAAGAAAACAAGGGCATATTATAGACGGGCTGACGTGGTAAAGTTGGCTGGTTGCGAAGTTAGCGAATAATCAGAAGGAGAAGTGTTATGACAGGTTACGATCATTTAGGACCCGATGTGCCTCAAGAGGTAAAAGGTGATGGATTAGGACCGGAGAGTGAGGAGGATTTGGTTCTTTTCAAGCAGGAGCTTCAGCAGATAGATCAAGATGCTGCCTGGGGGACCTATGAGCGAAGATGGGATGGTAACGATACTCGTTTTTGCCGATGGAGCGGGCAAGCAGCAGACGGCCGTAAGCATAGGGAAGAAATGGATGGTATAGAACCCTTCCCGTTTGAAGGTGCAAGTGATAGCCGCTATCGTTTGGCTGATATGATTGTTAATGAGAATGTTATGATTCTCACGGCGGCCGCTACTAGAGTAGTGCCGCATTTCAAGGGAATGGAAATTTCTGATGAAGGCCTGGGGCGGAAAATGGAGATTCTTTTCCGTTGGTTAATTCGTAATCAGATGGGAAGTCAGTATATTACTGAGGTAATGCGTTTGGCTCAGTACCAGCAGGGGGATACTCCGGCTGCTGGCTTGCTGTATGTTTACTGGAAACAGGAGAGCGCATTAGAGATCAAGTCTATTAGTATGGAAACGCTCCCGGCCTTACTGGAAGAAACCTTCCAAGCGTCTCCAGAAGATATAGCTTCTATTCTTGGTATGATTAATGATCCTCTCCGTGAGGATGAAGCTGTGGTGTTTCTTCAGGCTATGGTTCCAACGATGAAAAGGAAGCGGGCCAAAAAGGTTATTAAGGCGTTGAGGAAAAACGAAGAAGCTGGATTTCCTGTGCCTTATTATCGGGTCAATCTGCCTTGTATTAGAGCGCTTAGACTGTTTGATGATATTCATTTCCCAAGCAATACTATAGATCTACAGCGTTCAAGGGTGGTTTTTTATAATGAGTGGCTAACAGAGGCGGAAGTCCGTGAACGTGAAGTCAGTATGGGGTGGAGTGCCGAATTTATTAAGGGTGTCTTGGAACACGAAGGAGAAACTGCCTTCCCGCTTAGCTTCCAATGGAGGGAAGCTATTGCTGGCGATTACGCTGATACCGTAACGATCCGTACTCCTTCAGAGGAGCGTAGAGGTCTTTATCAGGTTATCCACGCTTTCAATAAGGCTGTTAATGAAGATGGTGTGATGGGTATATTTGTACGGACTTTTCATATGAGCGTTGAGGAGCCAGCTAAGGAAAGGGAAATTCTTGATTATGCACACGGAAAATATCCTTTCGTGTATTTTCCGCGTGAAGTTATCACTTCTCGGCTGTGGGATTCGCGAGGGGTTCCTGAGTTGACTATGACGCAGCAAACAAGTCTGAAGTTGAAGCACGACAGTTTTGATGATTATACTCAGCTTGCTACTGTTCCGCCTATAAAGGTTCCAGCAAACAGGCCGCGGGAAAGGCTTGTTATAGGCCCGCTGAAACAAGTGAAAGAAAATAGACGCGGGGACGTGGAGTATATGAAGGGGCCTGATTATCCAAAGGGAGCAATAGAGCAACAGAAGGAGGTCCGCCGTCAGGTTGATGAATATTTCGGGCGATATAACCCTGAAGTGGATCCTCAGTTGTGGACCTTGCATAAGCAGCATATGGTAGATATGTTTTTGTCGTTCTATAAGGATGCTATGGTTATGATGCTCCAGTTATGCCAGCAGTTTATGAGTGACGAGCAGGTTGAGCGTGTTATAGGCACTTCTACGCCTTACACGGCCCGATCCCGGCAGGAGATACAAGGCCAGTTTGATCTTGAGCTTACTTTCGATGTTAGAGATATGGATATGGAATATCTCAAGACGTTGGCAAGTATGTTGCACGAAATGGTGTTGCCTATGGATACTCAGTCTACTGTAATGAGGGATAAGTTGGTTTCCAGAATGTTCTATGCTATAAGTCCTAACCTGGCTGAAGAAACCTTGCAGCCAGTAGAAGCTGCGAATATGAAGGAAGCAGAATCAGAGCAATCTAATTTTGCTAAGATCTACGCCGGAGTGGAGCCGCCTATGTTGCCTGAAGGTCAGAATTATGGTCTAAGGTTACAGGTCCTTCAGGATATTATTGATAAGAACCCTGAATCAGTAAATAGTATGAATGAAGCAAGCCGGTCTATACTTGAAGCGAGAATTAAACATTTGCAGTTTATGGTAACACAGCAGGAGAACGCTGAGATAGGCCGTGTTGGAGCTAAGCCAGCTCTTGAAGAATAGTGAAAGGAGAAGATATGTTTTTGAGGAAGAAGAAAAAGAGAGTGGATAACTATTCTTATACTCCTATGAGTGATAGGGAAATGGATGAAGCTCTAGCAACGGGATCCTCGTTGCCAATATGGGAAGCTGTAATGACGTTCATTGATAAGAAGATCGCTGAATGTGTAGCGGACGGGATCCGGGAGGATAACGAGAAACGCGATTGGACGGACGGCCGGACAAGTGTTCTTTATGAGCTTCAGGGTGAATTGAAGGCTGCGGCTGGAAGCGCCTCACAAAGATATATGCTTGCCAGGAGAAAAGAGCGTCAGAGAGAGATCCGGGAAGAAGCTCGACAGGAATTCCTGCAAGAGCAGCAAAAGAAGAAGGCGGAAGAAGACAAGATAAAGAGTGTAGAGAAGGCAAGACTTTCCGCTATTGAGGCTGTAAGAGTCGAGGGATCTGATTCGGGGGATTCTTAAAGATTGTATAACTAGGGGCCAACTAAGTCCAACTAGGGCCAACTAGAGCCTATTGGGAATGTGGCCTCTTGTAATATTCTGAATTTGTGTATAATTAATGGGTCCAGATAGGAAATACCTATCTGGACTTTTTTCTTTTCGGGATATGGTGTCCTGAAATGGTGGTTAAACCCTACTAGATGAGGTTGCATCTTGAAAACTAATGAGAACAAAGAAGGCAAGACGGAGAATCTGGAACCTGTAGAGGATGATGTTATAAGACACGCGGCAACGGATTTAGGAATATCGGGATTACCTGGCTTGGAGGAGAAAGATGAAGGCTCTAAAGATGAAGGCAAAGACCAAGACGAAGGGGATTCCTCTGAAGAAGCACAAGCCGATACCAACGAAGATGAGGAAGGCGAACAGGAGGAAGACCTAGACGATGCCGATACGGATGAGCAAGAGGAAGAATCTGAAGAAGAAGGTGAGGATGAGTCGGACGATGAATCTGATTCCGAAGACCAAGAATCAGAAGGTAAGCTCCCGGCCAAGCTCCAAGAAAAGATTGATAAGCGTATTGGAAAAGAGGTAGCAAAAAGGAAAGTTGCTGAGGAGCGGCTGGAGGCTGCTTCTGAGGAAAGGAAGGCTTTAAGTGAACAGTTGTCAGATCTCCAGGCGAGTCTTAGTGTTGGAGTGCAAGGTGTTCACCCTATGTTTTTGGTTGATAGTGAATCTGAGATTGATAATAGGGAAAATGAGATTATGCGCTTTCGTAGTTGGGCGCGGAAAAACAAACACGGTTACGATGGTTCCGGTACGCCGGAAGATCCATCATATACAGCCGAGGAAATTGAGACACGGCTGGAACAGTTGGAAGATGAGCGGCAGGTCATACTGCCACGGGCGCGGAAAATTGTGGCTGCCCGCGCTAAAAATGACAGTCACGTTAAAACACTATATCCGGAGTTGCTTGATCGAAGCTCTGACGAGTTTCAGGTTATGCAATCCTTCTTGCGTCAAGTACCCGGCGTGAAGCGGCTGGCGAATGTCAAGATCCTGATAGGTGATATGTTGGCAGGTGAGCGTATTCGTACAAAAACGAATAGAAAAGCAAAAACCGGGAAGTCAGCAGAAAAGGCTCCAGCGGCGCCTAAAGTGCCTGATGGGGGGTCTTCAAGTGGTCAAGGCTCTATAGGGAAAAAGAGTAAGAAAAACGCAGGGGGCCATAAGAAGGCGGT